AGAAGGTGGAAGCAACATAATGGTATTTTGAAGGGTGGTGCTAAATACACTACAAGAAATAATAGTAATAGTAATGGTTGGGAACCTATATGTATTGTAGATGGATTTGTTTGTAAGAAAGAAGCGATGCGTTGTGAATGGAAATTAAAAAGAGCAAGAGGATATTTGAATAGGATTAAATATATTGACTATATATTTAATAATGATCAAAAGTTTACAAGTAAAGGTGCTGATATTGATACATTAAATTTAAAAATCTATACAAAAAAGGATTACTATAGTTACTTTAATGATTTAGAAATAAGAGAATTAGAGTATTAAAATATTAACTTAGTTCGAGTATGCGAGACCACCCATACCACTCATGATACGAAGGACGTTATAGTTGACAGCGTAGATGTTGTCAGTGGTGCCAAGCAGGCCGGTTGTATTTAATTTAGCATTATCTATGCGAGAGAAATTACATGTTCCACTTGGTTGATGTTCTTCAGGTTTAAGGGCGAATGAGTAAACATTAATCTTTTTAGTCATTTTAGATGTAGAAGCTATTCCAATTTCTCCCTTTTCTATCCTAAAGTGATTAATAGTAAATTTAGCACCGCTATTAATTTCTTGCGTTACGTTCACTAGAGTTAATCGTTTATCTAATTGAATATGAGTATTTCCAGTGTTTGTTAAACCTAAAGCTAAAGCGCCGACATGTACCTGACTAATTCTGCAGGTGACTTGATGTGCTACAGCTGTATGTGTGCGACTTTGTGAACCATGTATTGTGATAGTTACCTTGTCATTAACGACCGGTGTAATAGCTAAATCAGATGTTAAGAAACTATAAATCATTATTTCCTCGCTTACTGTCTCATTCTTGGTTTTCGTGGCAGTTTTTCCCGACAGTGCTGTAGTTACACCTCCTGTTGAAAGCATGACCTTACCAGGAGTGACTAAAGTGTCTGCAAAACTCTCGGCAGTCACTTTATCTGAATTTATATTAGTTCCAGTGAAAATGTTTACAGGATGAGCACTGTCGGAAAAAGCTGCAACGGAAGGTAAATTTTGATTAGGCATGGCTGTATGGTATTGATATGGTTGTCTTAACTGGAAGTATTCTTCTTCTTGAGCAGCAAAACGGTCGTGTCCATTTAATACTAGTTTAGCATCTGTATAAGAATTAGCGGTTGCAGATGTCCATATGAGTTCTTTGACAGGATGATTAAAGTGAAGTTTTTGAGAAGACGAAGCTGCTGCAGTCTGTCTCTGAACCTGTTCAATAAGGTATTCATGTGAAACTTGAGCGAATCTACGTCTTTCATCTGTATCAAGATAAATGTAATCACACCATACTTTGCATGCCGCCACCTCCCCTACATTGGCTTTAGTCCCCCATGTAATTTTAAGTTTTACTTCATGATATTGAAGAGCAATAAGTGGTAAAGCGAGACCAGGATTTCTGCAGAACCAAAAATTAAGAGGTAGTTGGACCATACCAACCCCCCCGACATCCTTGCCGTCTGCGGCCGTTTGGCCTGAAGTACCAGCATCACAAGTCATACACTTTAAACCAGCAGCTTTAGAAGCCGGAGTAGATAGTTCATTCCATACATCATTCCATTCTTCATATTGTCTATCAATCATCTGACCACCAATTTCAACCTCAACTTTTGAAACCATATGTGTTCCCTGTTGAATTCCGGGCGTAGAACTAGTAATATAGACAGAAGATACTAAATCACCATTTCTAGAAATAGTGACAGTACCATTACCACCAGCAGTAGTAGATGCACCATTAATAGTTTGTTGGATAGTTTCCATCGAGAAGTTAGTGTGTCTTCTGTAGACAACCTTGAAGAAAGTGATTTGCGGGTTGCCAGTAAGATAGATGTCTTGAGCGCCATAAGCTACGAGTTGCATTAATCCTCCTCCCATATTGTTTTATATAATAACATAGAAAAAAAAAATAGAAAAATTAATTATAATTTAAATTATTATAGATATTATGGATAAAAATCTGTATGGTAAATCTGTTACAGAAAATATCTATAAAAATATTCAAAATAAATTAGATAAATCTATTAAATTAACTATAGTTCTTGTCGGTAATAGACAAGATTCACTGACATATGTAAATATTAAAAAGAAAGTGTTCAGAATTAGGGATAGATTGTATCATATATCCTTATGATGAAAATGTTTTAGAACAAGATATTATAGACAAAGTATCTGAATTAAATGATGATATTTCTGTAACTGGTATTATGATTCAATTACCTTTACCAAAACATTTAAATGATCAAAATATTTTATCACAAATATCTATAGTTAAAGATGTAGATGGATTACATCCATATAATTTAGGATTAATTATGATGAATAAAGAACCTTTATATTATCCATGCACACCTCTAGGAATTATAGAATTATTTAATCATTATGATATAAATGTTGAAAGAAAAAATATTGTATTCGTTGGAACTGGGATGGTGAATTTACCATTATTGTTATTGAATAAAAAAGTGGGATCTATAACTTTATGTAATGAGTTCACAGAAAATATTAAATCAAAAACTATTTTGGCAGATATTTTGATAACAGCATGCGGACAACCAAAAATGATAAAAAGCGATTGGATTAAAGAAAATGTGATTATTATAGATATTGGTATAAATCGTGATTCTAATAATAAATTATGTGGAGATGTTGATTATTATGATGTCATAGAGAAAGTAAAATATATTACACCAGTCCCAGGAGGTGTTGGTCCAATAAATGTATGTTATTGAATAATATGATTAAATATATTTAAAAATAAAATCTATGTTTATATTATAAAAATATGTCCGACACTAATACCCTCGATTTAAGCGATCTATCCTCTGAACCAGTTGAATCTAATGTCCAAGCCGAAATCAGTGATGCCCCAGAAGAAGTTGCCGATGAGACCGAAGTTGCGGAAGAACCTGAAGAAGTTGCTGAAGAACCTGCTGCTACTGAAGAAGCACCAGTTGAAGCACCTGTAGAAGCACCCGTTGAAGCACCTTCTGCGCCATCTACAGAAGAAGTTGTTGAAAATGTTAAAGAAATTTTAAGTACGGAACCAGTTGTATCTGTTGATACAACTGAGTTAGAAGAAAGAGTTAAAGTTTTAGAAGAAAGATTGGAAAAATTGGTTGATGTATTACCATTGTGGGCAACAGAATTAGCAAATTATCCACATATATCAGATAAATTAATTAATTTATTATAATATATTTACTTAATTAGAATAAGCTAAACCACCCATACCACTCATGATACGGAGGACATTGTAGTTGACAGCATAAATTGTAAAAGTGTCAGTACCACTACTACTAAATTGAGCATTATCAATTCTTGAGAAATTACAAGTACCAGAGGGTTGATGTTCTTCAGGTTTAAGAGCAAAAGAGTAAACACCTATTATATTACCTGCTTGACCAACTCCAGCAGTACCACCAGACCATACGGGTGTGCCTGTGTGGTGTTGCCATACCTGTGCAAGAGTAAAATAACTAATATCTCTTGCAGCAAAACGATCATGACCGTTTAATTTTAATTGCCACGTGTTGGCAGCTGTGAATATAGCGAAAGCTCCACTAGACCATGGTCTAGTCCAGATTAATTCTTTAACTGGATGATTGAAACTTAAACTTACACCACCTGAAGAAGCAGTATTGCCAGTAGAAGTTTGTACTTGTTCAATCAAATATTCGTGTGATACTTGGGCGAATCTACGACGTTCATCAGTATCAAGATATATATAATCACACCATAATGACGGAACGCCACCACCATCTATGGCAGTTGTAGATAATATAATTTTAACTTCATGATATTGAAGAGCAATAAGTGGTAAAGCAAGACCTGGATTACGGCAGAACCAAAATTGTAATGGAATTTGTCTGACACCTTCAACAGTTGCTGCTGCTTTAACACCACCCATAGCAGACATAGCTTGAAATTTAGTAGCTGTAGGATGGACTTTAGAAGCAATGGCTCCACCAGTTGCCAGCATAGCAGCACTGTTAGGTTCAGTTAATTCAGCATATGCTTCCATCCAATGACCATAATGTTTGTCAATTAATTGACCACCAATTTCAACTTCAACTGTATCAATTAACATGGCACCTGGATTGCCTGCACTAACATCAAAAGCAGAATCTGTTTCTAAATACATTCTATGAACTAAATCACCATTACGGGAAATAGTTGCGGTCATCCTTCCCGCACTTTTGAGGTCAGGTGGAGCACCGTTCCAAGTTTGCTGGATAGCCTCCATCGAGAAGTTAGTGTGTCTTCTATAAACGACTTTAAAGAAGGTAATTTGCGGGTTGCCCGTGAGATAGATGTCTTGTGCGCCGTAAGCTACTAATTGCATTAATCCTCCTCCCATATTGTTTTATAATATAGCATAGAAAATAATTTGAGATTAATTCAATCTATTAATATTAATTAAATTAAATCTATAAAATCCCAACTATAATTAAATATTCTTTTTTAATCATATTCTTTTTTTTTATAATAAAATAAATTTGATTTTATTATTTAAAATAATAACAATAACTCTATTAATATGACGGAACAATACGAAAAGAAAGAACTTAGACAACATATCTACGATACCCCTGATACTTATGTTGGTGGTATCGATATGATTAATGATGTTCTACCTATCAAAGAAGGTGATAAAATTGTCTTTAAAGATATAGAATATATTCCAGCACTACTTAATATCTTTAATGAGATTGTTGTAAATGCTAGGGATCAGATTGTTAGACTTCAAGGTCAAAAAGGTGAAAATACCATTCAAGTATCTAATATTAAAATTAACTATAATGATGATGGATCTATAACAGTATTAAATGACGGTAATGGGATTGTTGTTAAAGAACATGAAAAAGAGAAAATGTATATCCCTCAACTAATCTTTGGGGAACTACTAACATCATCTAACTATAAAAAAGGTGAAAAAAGAATTGTCGGAGGTAAAAATGGATATGGGGCTAAATTAGCTAACATCTTTTCAGAAACTTTTACTATTGAAACAGTTGATCATATTAATAAACTAAAATATACCCAGACTTGGGAAAAGAATATGACTGTATGTCATAAACCTATTATTAAGAAATATTCTAGTAAACCTTACACTAAGATTACCTGGAAATGTGACTTTAAAAGATTTGGATTAGAAAAATATTCAGATGTAATGTTATCTCTAATGTATCGAAGAATTTATGATATTGCTGGTATTACTA